GCATCTGTTTGGTCAGTTGCATTGACTGTAGCACCGAAAATACCTTTTTTCACACCAAGACCACCTGTAATTTGTACGGCACCAGTTGCATTAGAGGAAGCTTGTGTTACATCAGTCACGGTAAGACTATCAGCCTCGACATCTTGTAGGTTAGCATGTTGTCCATATATTTTCCCAGCAACCCCTATTCCACCCGCGACTATGAGTGCACCAGTGGTTGTTGTAGTAGAGTCAGTTGTAGAACTTACGTAGGCGTTTCCTACAACGTGTAACTCTGCATGTGGATTCAATGTTTTGATACCAACTTTACTATCCACTGAGTCGACATATATGGTACCACTATCCACCGTGAGATCACCGCTTATACTCGTATTTCCTGAGACGACTAAAATATTCGACCCAAACTCATCAACATACAAATTTGAACCGACATCAAGAGTGTGCATTGGGTCAGTGTTCAAAATACCAACATTAGCTTCTGTGTAAAGACGACCATATACGTGCACATTGATATCTTCGGAAGTTAGGGGTGTGATGACATGACTATCAGCACTACTTTCGGTGAAACCCATCACGATTTCTTTAGAGGATTCTACAAATCCGATAGTTACATTGGAATTGGGGCGTGTCATGATGAGACCCAAATCGAGTGTTGTATCACTAGATGTATTGTTTTGACCCAACTCGATGATGGCATCTTTAATTTTGAGATTTTCTGTGGTTATCGATGTCACACCACCATTTACAGTGAGATTACCATCCAATAAAACGCCACCAGATATGACAAGTACATTCGAACCTGTGTCACTAACATATAGGTTTGAACCCACACTGAGAGTATGACCTGGCGAAGCATTTGCGATACCTACATTCGATTCAGTGACCAAAGAAGTTGTGTTACTCACAAATCGTACGACGTATGATGATGTATTACCTTGAGAAGTTACAGCTTCAAAACCAGTATTACCAATGATATCTTGGGCTGCTTCACCAGATTCGATGAGTTCCTTTGTTATCGTGTTATACATCATGAGTACAATTTCAGCCTTTGAACTGTAGGTATCATCAAATCGCACGGGTGTTATATATATAGCACCAGCATTAGATGTATCGATGACGGTATTACTCGCATTTAGAACAATCGTATTCTCACCCTGGTCTTCCGTACAATTTTTACCAAACCGGATTTTTGTGGATCTCTCCACCGTCGGCAATGTCTTGACCATTTAATATAGATTAGTATTTTAATTTGCATAGAGGAGACCTGCCATACCATTTTCGATACGGAGGATGTTATAATTGACCGCGTATATAGGGTCGTTTATAGGCATGGACTCACTCATGATCTTTACGGAGTCTAAGCGACTGAAGTTGAGAGTGCCTGTAGGTTGGAGGGAACTTGTTGAGAGGCAGAAACAATAGAGAAAGAAGTCTGGGGAAGTCACAAAGTTTGTGTGGTAATAGCTCGTGACATCAATGAAATGTGGTTTACCCCACTTATAATTACCGACATCAAGTCCGTTGATGTTCAATTTGACTTTATTCGTGGGTGAAGTAAGTGCACCATTGGTCGTGGTGTCTGAAGATGCGAGGTACTTAATTGGGTGATTGAAACTCAAATCTTGTGTAAGACTCCGTGATGCGATGTTCTTTTGTACTTGGGTGATGAGAAGGTCATGCTTTCTTGAAGCAATGTTACCACGCTCCTGATTATCGAGATAGTAATAATTCGCAAAGCACTCTATATTATAAGTAGAGGCTGCAGTCGCCCAGTGAATTCGTATTTCGACGTTATGATAATTCAGGGCTACAAGGGGGAGTGCACATTTGGGTCCTTCACAAAAGAAAAAGCGCAGGGGGTAGAAATAAGAACGGGCACTTACACCGGGGTGTGTACCATTCGAACTCTTGGAAACATTTTGAGCGAACGTATCGATAGCAATTTTTTCGGTGAAGATTGCATCTTGAGTATCCACGAGGGATCCACCGATATAAAGTTCAACTTTATCGATGATTGTGTCCCATCGTTGGATATCTAGGGCTTGGGTGGTATCATCGAGTGTAAAATATACATGCCCGAGAAGGTCTCCAGATCGTTCGAATTGAACACTGGACATCGAATTGTTTTTCACCGCTCCATGGATTGTTTGTTTTTCAATGGATTGTGAAAAATTAGCATGCCTTTTGAATGTTGAACTAAAGAAAGAAATTTCAGGTTCACCAGTGATGTATTCATCCTGGGCACCGATTGCAATCAATTGAACAATACCAGCTGACATGGTATACTAGTATAAGGGGAGAAAATTACATATTAGGTTTTCTACACACGAAACGGAGAACTAGAAAGTTATCTTTCGCGGGAGTTGAGGGAACAATGGGGACTCCATTTTGATTTCGGATGGTTACATTTAACCGATCTACACGACGAATTGGATCAATATATTGTGTTACAATTGGGTATTCATCTTTATAGTTAATAACGAGATCTTCAGACTTTACAATACTCGCGAATGAATTGCGAATAATACTAAGGGGAGCCTGTCCATCGTACACATTAGAGGTTCGGTCACTGAAAATCGAATCAAGTTGATCGATAGATACATAACAGTGTTCGGTGGCGACATTAGAATTAATACGAGCGGCAAAAAGTCTAGCCTGAACAACATTCTTCAGTGGCTGGTTGAGAAAGCATGTGAATGTATTCGCACTCTCCTGTCCGATAGTGTCAACTGTTATAGTATGATACTCGTAATTGAGATCTGGAATTGTCTCAGTGGGAGAAGTAATGAGAGCCATTTATAGTTAGCTTAGATTAAAGATCCACCGATTCCATCCTCAATCGCGTACCCAGCATGGTCGGCGACGAGCTTTTGGGCACCGCATAAACCACCTGGGGTGAGACCCATCGAATAGACTTCATCATCCTTACCACCACCGGCGACACAGTTAATGTTTGACTTGAGATCAAAGATTGACGCCTCACTCACAGTCTTGATCCTGATTGGCCTGGGTTGATAAGCACTCGCATTACGGGTAAGCGCGAGGGCGACGATCAGCAGGATCATAACAATTATGGAAGTAATCCCATTACGGTTCGCTTGGTTTAGCTTGAACATTTATTATATGTATACATTTTTTTAAAGTGCGTTAAAGATATTTTTTTTAGTTTCTACATAGAGAGTAGATGGACGAAGAAATTATTCTCGACCGAGGAAATACTACTGTGATGAAATTAGATGCTGATGAGCAGGCTCTGATGGATGAGATTGAGATATCGGCTCCTCGTCGCAGACCTGTACCACGACCTGGTCAGACGGCATACCGCCCCCCACCTCAGCAACATCAAGAGGCTATGGATGCTTTTGTGAATCCTAATAAACAATCTGCCCCTCCTCAACCTCAGCAGGATGAGGAGATTGACTATGGTGAGGATGAACCAACTTTTTATGACGATGAACCCATGGAAGGTCCAGGATCCCAAGAGGATCAGCCTTCTAAGGGGTACACCTCGATTGACGAAGAAAAGTCAGACCTCATCAATAAACTTGGTCGTCTGGAGAAGAAGGGATTTGCAGTGAACAAAAGACTCAACGCCTATTCCAATGTCGATGAGTTGAGGTCTGAGGTGAAGCGAATTACCTATAGCATCGATGTGGAACAGTCAGTACGCTTCTCCCGGCGTATGTTGATCGCATGTGTGACTGGTTTAGAGTTCCTCAACAAGAGGTACAACCCCTTCGAGGTTCAACTCGAGGGTTGGTCTGAATCTGTCATGGAAAATGTTGATGACTATGATGGTGTCTTTGAGGAACTCTATGTCAAGTACCGCTCCAAGGTGAGTGTCGCACCAGAGGTCAAGATGATCATGATGTTAGGTGGTTCGGCGATGATGTTCCACCTCACAAACAGTATGTTCAAGTCGGTCATGCCCAACATGAACGATGTGATGAAACAAAATCCAGACCTCGTCAAGAATATGATGTCAGCCGTGCAGAACACTACTCGCGCCCCAGAAGGCTCTGCAGATGGTGCCCCTGTCGGTGGTACCGGCAATTATGAGATGCAAGGACCTGGGGTGGACATTTCAAGCCTTATGGGTGGTATCATGATGCCCCCACCACCACCCATGAACACGACAATGGTTACTCCCATGACTGAGAGTGTCGCCGAGGAGGACGATGTATCTGATATTGTTTCTATTTCGGGTGACTCCACAGGTGGTGAGGTCAAAGAGATAAACTTCGGGGCTACTACCAAACCCAAACGGACTCGCCGAAAGAAGAAGACGGAAATTAATCTCTAATTACTATATAAATGATAGCGTACTGTCCGCTGGAGGAACTGGAACCTCCCAGCAGGACACAAAAGTCTATTGCAGAGCCAGAAGAGATCAAAGAGGATATGCCTCAGATTGGTCTCGAAGAAACCGAAATGAATTACGTCATCATGGCATTCATCGCCGGCGTAATTATATTAGCCGTCTCTGATGCCACCAGGGCGTAAATGTTGAATCTACCGCGGGGTTTTCCCTCGTAGTAAGTTTAGTATGTGAATGTTTTCTTAGATTCACTATCATTATTGAATTTTATCGTCGTGAGTTTCCCGTTTACAGAAGAAAGGAGTTCAACGTGTATATCGTATACAAAAGATCGCCCGGAAGATGCACCAGCAGCTGGTAAAACAGTAACTTTATTCGCTGTCGTTGTCACTGTGGGACTCCATGGGTATGCATTGGTTCCACCGAACATATTCTTCGTACCGATGGCGATGGCTTGACTCGATGTCGTTCCATTACTTGTACCCCCCTGAATTTCGAGGATCATTGTACTCAAGTTAGAAACTGTCGCAGTCTCACGTAACATCATAACACATTTAGCATAAAATGCACCATTCGCGAATGTCAATGTGACATCTTTACCCTGACCAGCCGTTAGTGTGAATGTATCTGAATATTTCTTGTCAGCTACACCATCCGAGTTAGTGATTATACCACCATTCACATGAAGGGATGTGTTCGCTGTAGCACCATCAAGACCGATGGCGACCTCATTACCAAAATCAATCGCACCTTGTACCGTAAGATCGTTTCTGATTGTTAGGTTACTTTCAACGAATGTCTCCGTGGAAAGTGGTTGTACGTACACATTCCCGAGTGTATCCCCATAAATATTAGAAGCACCACCCGTTGTCTTAAACTCCACTATAGCATTACTCGAAGAATGCTCTACACGCGCTACACCATCATAGACATGAAACTTGGTCATGGGGTTAACCGTACCCACACCCACATTACTCGTATGTACAATGTGGAGTCCATCCGCGTCCGTACTATTATTGGTCGCACCAATCGTGATCCCAGATGTCGTATGGGTCGAATTACGGAAACCTCTAACATATCCACCGTAGTTATCGGTTGTGTACAAGAGTATACCCGTCTTCTTATTTGTCCCAGGACTTTCAAGTTTGAGCATATCGAGGTCTGTCGTTCGTGAATCATAAAGATGAACATTTGAGTCTGGAGACTTTGTACCTATACCAAGACGTCCAGAACCATCGAAACGAGCATACTCTACCTCGGTTGCCTCTCCAACCTTGTGTGTAAATGTGAGAGGACGTTTCACTGTACTATTAGAGATACTTCGGATGATGTTTAGAGATGGGTTGTCGTTTGTTGTTAAGAAGGCTAGACCTGTAATAATGAAGGAACCACCCGCGGCGAACTCAATATCACCATTCACTTTGAGCTTTGTTGCTGAGCTACTCACTGATGCATCCGTACCACCGACGATCACAAGACCACTAGGGGCAATAGACATTGCTAAGTTTGTAAGTTCTGTGTTGTCTGGGTCTACAACAGTGTCCGAAGATGTATAGGTTTTGAAGAGGTGTTGTGGTGCGAGATAGTAAATACGGTCTGGTCCTTCATTGGCATCACCACCACCATCATCACCTTTAAAAATGAGTAGTTCAGATTTATTATACGTCGCGTCATATATACGCTCTTGTATATATGTGTTACCAAACAGATCATTAGCTGTTCCACTGAATGTTATTTTTTCTCCAACGACGACGTTCCCGTTCACTTCCAATTTTTCACGGGCTACATCTGTACCTATACCCACATTACGCGATGTACCATTTATATACATACCCACAGTTCCAGAATCTAAAACCTTTGTGTAATTTTGTGTGATTCTATAATCACCTGAACCAGAAACACCCGTAGCCCATCCAGCCAGATTTGTATCATTATCTGATTGAATGTAGGATGTAAACACATTTCCAGTAGTTGAATCTGATTGCATTGCAATTATCGAATCCCCATCATCTTGATTATGGGCTAAAAATCCATTAGTTTTGGGGTTTACTACACCTGTAGTGACGACTTCGAGGTGTGCAGAGGGTTGTGTTGATCCTATACCTACACGACCATCAGCGCGGATGGTTAAGACTGTATTTTCAGTTGTGTAACGATCATCGGAAAGGGAAAGAAGAAGCTTCGACTTTGATTTCCCAGATGCGTTATCATATTTCCCCATTTTGAACGTGGCTCTTACACCATCCCGAGTTCCATTACCTTCCCGAGCTAATTCCAAAACAGTGCCAAGATCGGTCGCGCCTACAATTGGGGCTACGTTCGAAATAATCATTGGTGAATTTAGATGATTATACCCATTTCTATATGTTGGTTGAGTGTTTATAAAAACAGAACCACCGCTTGTGTGAAGAAGACCTTGTGGGGTTGCCACACCGATACCAACATTACTTGACTCCAGGATTGTCATCTTTGGGTTACCCATAACATTCGAGGTACTCGCGTAGAAGTTGAGACCTTTACCACTTTTGACTATGTTCTCAATCTTATTTTCACCGACTGTAGGACTCGAATAAATACGCATCGATGTATTTCCAGAGATGCCATTCCAAATATTACCGTAAACCGTGGCATTACTCCCTAATACATGAACATTCCCTGACACAGTGAGCGTCTCTGTTGGTAGAGTCGTGGCTATACCAACTTTCCCATCAGACACAATGCGCATGTGCTCAGAGTTTTTAGTATTGAATCGTATATTTTGGTGTGTTTTAGAGGTACTCGCACCGTAGACCTCAATACTACTCACATTTGATGCAGTGGGACCGGATTTAAGAGATAGTACATGAGATGTACTATCTCCACCATATCTGTCTGCATGAACAGTGACACTCATCGCCGATGAAACGACTTCTGTAACCAAGTTTGTAGTGGCTACATTTCCGAGAATAGTAAGTACATTTTCAGTATTCACATTTGCGAAAATTCGTGTACCAATAGATAATGTATCTGTGGGATTTAAGTTTGATATACCGGATGGTGCCGGTCCAGAAGTTCGTATAGCATTCATTTGGACGTTACTGTTTATGGTGACTGGTGTCGTCGTTCCCGGACTCATTGTCAGTAAACCACCCACATTTATACCACCTGTCCCAACGTTAAGTCTATGTGTGTATATATTCCCAGTCGAATGAAATACATTCGATCCAGTATCTTCGAGATATACATTTGATCCCACATCAATTGTGTGTACAGGATTTATATTCGAGAAGCCAACATTTCCATCGGTATACAATTGTCCATAGACATGTAAGTTGATCGTATTAGAATCAAAAGTAATTGTTGTATCCTCTGGATCCATAAAGGATCGTGTCAACACAAATTCATTCTCGGACATGTCGTAGCCAAAGACGAGATTCGCCTCATTCAAATCTTCTGACATAATCAAAGCTGTATCGAACGTGCCGTCACCGTTATTTTTACCCATCAGGATGACAGGATCTAGCACGACAAGGTTTTGCACGGTTTGATAAATTGTCGTATCGGATACAAACACATTCCCGAACACATTCATATCACCATGTAATATAAACTTACCATCTTCAATTATCACATTACCATTCTTGAAAACTGCAACATTAGAACCAACAGTTTCAGATGTTCCAACTGTAAGTTTTGTATTTATATTCACATTCGTCGCCACCATATCACCATTGACCGCCAGTACATTCGATCCAATACTATCTATTTTGACCGTCTCATTTACCGTCTGTAATACATTTGAAACAATCACATTAGTACTGGCTAAATTACCACGAACTGTCATGAGATTTTGGGCGTTTCTGTTTATGACGACATTACTTGTTCCAACCTGAAAATCGTTTAGGGGTACCACACCTATACCAATTTGCGAAGTTGTCATACGAACAACATTACTAAGCCCTGTAACCTTGAAATTATTCTCATCCACATTCATCTTCCCAGTTACAGTCAAAATTTTAGCTTCAACACTATTCGAGGCAGTGAGATCATCGACATCAATTTCAGAAGTAATAATACTTTTGACAGAAGTCAAAACGTCCTGCTCTACTGGGTCTGCGTCTAGACTCGCTACAAAAATCTGATCGAAACGAACTGTTCTACCCATATACTTTAGTTACCGAATAAAATTCCCGCTAAACCATCCTTGATCCTGAGAACATTGTAATTTACAGCATATACAGAAATGGGTTGATTTCCAGGTCTGAGATTACCCTTCTCCACACCACGTAAAACAAGTTTCGCATTATCGAGCCGACTGAAGTTGCATGAACCTGAGGGATTGTATTCAGAAGCATTCATACAGAAATGATACGCGAAGTATCTCGTATACAAGAGTACATCAGTTTCTGGAATAAATTCTGTATGACCATAAGTGGATTTATAATAGTTCTGCACTGTGTGAAAATAGAGTGGGGTCATATTTTCGAGTAAAGGTGTGCCATTGATTTGGATATCCGCATTCAAGAATGTAAAACGATCGTTTGCAAAATCATCGCTGGAGGCACCAAAACCCCAAAATAAAGATTTAACTGGGTGATTGAAACTCGAAATATCAATCACATTGTATCCACCCCCCTGTGTGTTATCAATAACAGTCGTTAATTCGTTTTCAATTTTCTGGGTCTGTGTAATTATAAAATCAATACTCCGCTTGGTGAGAGATTCACGCTCCTCACTATCCAGGTAGATGTAGTTTCCGTACACCTTTGCTTGTTTATCCACTTCATTTATAGTTGCTATATTCGCTTCATCAAAGTTAATTCGTATTTCCACTTGATGACTCTGAAGTGCGATTAAAGGTAAGAACGCTTTGTGGTCACAAAAGAAAAAGTGAAGGGGTACAAAAGTTCGGTTTGAAGTCGATGTTTTGTTATTGAGTTCTTGGGACTTGTTGAATGTGTCAGCCATATAATTTGTCCATATATCGCTATAATAATCATAATGTTGTGAATCAACCTTTTGACCACCTATAAAGAGATCGATGGTCGAATTGTAAAACAAATTTGAAGCAATGTTAGCCGTTCTTGACGTTGCCTCAAACCAAATACCATTGATTACATCCCCAAGAACTGGAATTGTTATAGACGAATCAACCGAACTTATTGTTTTAATAAACTTAGGAGCTTGTGAAAAGTTTGTGTGTCGAGTAAACTTCATACGAAAGAAAGAATGTCCTTCATCACTCGTTAGGTAGACATCTTGAACACCTTTGGAAACGAGTTGTATCAATGCACCAGACATTTAATAGATGTTCAGATTATAAAAACAGACACTTTCCCTGAGGGAAGTCACTCTTCTTCTCCTCAGTAAACTTCCCACGGATGTTGAAACCACCCTGTCTGTACACCTTCATTCTCTTGTAATACATCGCCGTGAAGATCGACCATGGATCGTGAACATCGTAAATATGTGGATTATTCTTCTTCCCCTTCGTCTCTCTCATTATGCGTCCAATACTTTGGGTAATATCAGATTTGGGTGAAGCTAGGATAACTGTATCAAGTGTCGGAATGTCTAATCCTTCATGCGCTTGACTGAACGTCGCGAAGATGATCTTCTTTTCAGAGGACTCCCGGAGAGCTGCCTCTTTCATACCACCCATATAGAGTCCAGATGTTTTAGGAAAACATTGGTGAAGGAACTCACAGTGTTGTCGGCGATCACTGAGTACTAAGAGCTGTCTCGTGCCAGCCGAAGCTTTCTTGACAAGTTCCACTAACATCTTGTTTCTCTCTCGGTCCTCAACAACTTCGGTAATCATGTTTGGCATAGAAATCTTCCCATTCCTCATAGAGGGTGGAGGATTTCTGTAATTGAATGAATCAAAGGTAATTGGGAATACCTCAACCTGTTCCTGATTCTTTCTCTCAACTGCAAAGAATGTGGGACCCATGAACCAATGAAGAACCTTTGTGAGACCATCCTTCCTCTCAGGGGTTGCTGAGAGACCGAAGATGTGCCGAGGACACATCTTGAAAAGACTTTGACTGAAAACCTTTGCACAGATATGGTGCGCCTCATCTACGATGAGCGTCCCTACACTCTCGAAGTCTGCGAATGAGTACTCCTTCAGGGACAACGACTGGAGCATTGCGATGACAAAGTCGCAGTGTACTTCTTTCTTATCTTGTTGCACAACACCAATAGTGGCACCTGGGCAGAATTGTTGAATGCGTTCCCTCCACTGGTCCGCAAGAAACTGTTTGTGGACAACAATCATGGTCCTGTACCCCAACTTACATGCTATGGCCAAGGATACCGTCGTCTTACCGTACCCACATGGTAAAGAAAGGACACCATGCCCTGCTTTAATTGCTGCTGTAAGGGCTTCATTCTGGTGTGTGGCATCTCTGAGTTGTCCCACAAATTTGGTTTGGATACGAGCTGGTTCGGGTCGTTTGTCTTCCCGAGGCTCTCCAAGCTTAGCAGTTCCATAGAATCTTGGAACGCAGACTCCATTCTTAGTCGGTCTGAAAACTTTGAAAGGTGGTGGAGGAAATCCATAGTCCCCATTGACAATAGGTCTTACCGTAAGTTCTTTTTTAATTTCTTGAATTGGTCCTTCACTTACCAGGTACCCTGTTCTTGTAAGGGTTGTCATTAATTACTTATTTAAAGGGTATAAACTTTAAATGAGTATAAGATGCCTACCGTCAACGTTGAAGATAATATTAAGAAGCTTCAGGTGGGCATTGAACAAATGACCCAAGAGATTTTCCGTATGCAAGGGATGCTCCAAACATTCGAAGGGTTTAAGAAGGGTGGTCTCAAGACTATTGACCTCCCCAACGACCCCAATCAGCCACCCGTCGAGGAGCCCGTCGAGGAACTTGAGAGTGTCCAAGAAAAGCCTGAATAAGTGCCAACATTCCAAACCCCCTTAAAGTCCACCACAATTTCAACTTCATCATCCTTTATTAGAGACTGAATGGGACGTCCTTCGACGTTGCACATCACTCTCCTATAACGGAACGGCACCTTCACCTTCAGAACTCTCCCATCGAGGGGGTCATCCACACTTTTATTCATGAGTAGGTGTAACTTATTCGCATGCATTCGTTGTATAATTTCTGAAACCTTTTGGGGAATTATAAAACGGATATACTTTTTATCATTGAAATCATACATGGGTTCATAGACTGTCGCTATGAACTTCATTGATTTCTATTACGATATACTAAAATTAAAACTATAAGTAGCACAAGAATGAAGAAGAGTGCTTGTGTGAGAAGAACTGGTTGAAGTGGTTCTCTCGTCCCGAAACATTCATGACTTAGGGACCTCGAAACCTCCACCCCCGCCTCGATACTCGAATATGGTGTGTTCCTATGGGACATCATACCACACATAGCAACCTTGGGACACTTCCCGAAGAATGGGAGTTGTCCATGAAGGCTGAGAACCCCCGAAGACTGTGAAAAATCCCAAGTTTCACCGTTCCACTCAGCACCCCATGCAATACGAATCTCCTTAGGTTCTGGTACCCCGAGTTGCTTGAGAACTTCAGCTTTTAGTGTTTCTGGGTCGGTTGAAATAATTTCCTTTGTGAGATGACAAATGACACAAGAAATTGTATTTGTTCCATGAAGGACTTTGGGTTGAAGGTTCCATGGTGTAGTCGCCGCAACTTCGAGATCCGATTCGAGTTTTGGAGCGTTCTCATAATCAAGAAGAACATTAATCGCACCGTATGTACTGTCTCGTACATTTTTGACTGATTCGGGTCCCCAATTGTCACCCATTAATTTGAACGCTGGACTATTATCGAGACAAAGGAAAAGCATACCATCATCAATTACCGTTCCATTTGAAAATCGTGCACTATATGAATCCTTACCATATTCCACTTCACCCAATTCAGTACCGAAAACGAAGTTTGCACCAGCATCTAGGAGTGCCTTTTCCATCGCGTCACACATGACTTTCCCAGAAACCTTTTGTGTACAAGGTTGTGAGAGTGCAACATGATCCAAGTTTTTTACAAACTCATACGCCGTCATGACATCCCATGTGACACCATCCATGATGAGTGGAAGGTGTTCGATACACGCTTGACCACTTTCAGATAAAGATCCTACGGCGTCTTTGAGAGAAACCGACTTATATTTTGTTGGTTGTGTGAACACCCTCGATAAAAGAGAGATGAGCACACCATAGTCTTTAGGTTTGAGTGCACGCAAAACATACCCCATATGTTCACCATTGTCTATGGCTGTAAAGATATCATCCCAAGAAATCCCCATCTCATTGAAGAGGGACTTTGTGTTGATGAACGCTCGATCGAATACAATTCGGTGTGCGTGAAGATCGCGTGTGTCTACTTCGGGTTCCCACCATGAGCCACCAACTGAAAGTTTCCTATCATAAATGGTAACCTCGTGATCGGATGACCTGATAATTTCCCATGCTAGGGACATACCGGTTGGACCAGCACCGATAATATGAATCTTCATTCTATTAGTATCTCACAAATTAAATAAGACCAGTATTCTTACGTTCCTCTGGGGTCTTGAAGGCATATATAACAGATATGAAAATGACAGTCGAGAGAAGAGCATACTCAATATCCTTTGTCGCACTGAAAGCGATGAGCATCAGAGATATGAAGCGGAATGTTTTGTTTTCGAAAAGTTTCTTGAGTCTCCCAGGGATTTGGATTGCATTACCTGAGAAGAGACCCTGATACAAAATAATAAGGGAAAACACGAGTGGTTGGGACTTAATGAGAAGTTCAGCTGGACCAGTGATTCTACTGAACGCGTTCGCGATTTTTACCATTTACTTTGTATCGATATTTAATTTTAGGCGTTTTAGTTTTTCTTCAAACTCTCTCCGCTCTCCAGGTGATTCAATTTCTTTCCCACTGGCAATAGCCTCAATCTCTGGTCCGGTAAGTTGCATGGCATTGACCCTAAAGTCCATGAACGCCTCCATAGAATGGGGTACTAGGGGTTGGACAAGTTCATATATAGCCGTGGCATAGTCTCGAATTTCCTTTTGAGCGTGATGGTCCATTCTCAATTGTAAGAAATGCATGAGGTTGTGGAGGTCCATCTTCCACACGAAAGAGGTGTAGGTCGATTGGGGTAGAACACCCCGTGCTTGTTCCCTACATACACCTGTATCTAAAAGATGTTGATACAATATGAAGGCGTTCTTATATTGTGTGGATATGACTTTTGCGAGTTTGTCGTCAACTTCCACTACACCTTCCGATCCTTGGTGATTGATTTCAGATTGCTTACGCAATACTTCTGGTTCGTAGTACTCTTCATCAACGATAGAATACCTAGCAGACATTTCATTTACAGATGCAGTCCTGTGTCGAAGCCATTGACGAGCAATGTATAGGGGTGCCTTAATACGAAATTTGAATACAACGAGTTCAAGAGGTGAAGTATGCCAATTGCGTACGAGATAGCGGATAAGACCCCTATCTCCTCTAGTGGTTGTAGTACCCGTCTGATAACTCACACGAGCACCATCAACAATAGCCTTATCTAGGTTTTGTTGAGGCATGTGGTCAACGAGTTCTACAAATCCATGATCTAATACTTTCTTCATTCTAAACAAATAACCGTTCAAATCTTTAATAGTTACACTCATCATCGAAAGGGACCTCTCCACAAAAATCATAGAGCTTATTCAACTTCATTTGTGTGTCATCCATAGCATCTATAGCATCATCCACCAGTTCCAAGAATGTATCCAATTCATCGAGGGCTATACGATGGGTATTCCTTAGGGGTTTCTTTGAGTGAAAAGTGGATTTGAGACGCTTGTTATTCTTGATGAGTTTGTCCAAGTTGGGCTTGTTCACGGCACACATACGGATGGTGAGACTCATTTGGTTACTCATGACTTCAAATCTTTAATCAATTCGTTTACATCACGATAGTACCTCTTTAAATCTTTCATGAACCTCTTGTTATTTTCGAGAACTTCACATTCCACTTTGTTCAAATAAATCCAAGCCAAATTTGATTTAGAATACTTTGTCATCTTCTGATTCTCGTTTGGGCGACGAGCAACTAACTTCGTAGTTTTCTTCTTTTTAGAAGCTGGGATAACTTCCTTTCTATTCACGAAGGATAGGGCTTGCATCACTGTATCCGCCAAATCATCCTTCTTCTTAGACTTGACGAATGTATCCACCCAATGTGCATTCACATCACTGCTACGGATAAAGGCTTCACATCTCTCGATGGATGCCTTCTTCCTCTTATTGTATTGTGCCTTCCCGGGACCAGAAATATCAGGAATCTTATTGGAGGCGTGGTAAATGATAGTCTCAGCCTTTGGACACTTGATGATGAAGTACGCGTGAAGGAAGTGCATGACTGAAACCATTTTCTTATTAAAGGAGGGTTGCTCCTCGATGAGAATAGTTTTAGCCGTGAGTACCCAAGGTCTTTCGTCTAGGTGATTTCGGAGGGATACATAGATACCATCGGCGTGTTGAGGTGGAATTCCATCCACATCCCACTCCGTAACAAGGTTTTTACGGTCTTCGTCCAGGAGACACAACGCTAAGTTCCTTATACCAACATCGATGCTTAGAATCATTGGTATAAAGGATTAAAATATCTTTAAGTTAATAGGATGGGTGTTTTCGATCTAAACGATAAGTCACCTATATATGTTGAAAAAATCATGGGCTCAAACATCTATTACATCGATAACTTTTACAAGAAACCTGATACAATTGTTAAATTTTTAAATACCGTTCCAGCAACCATTCACGATCCTGAAAAAGATGCAGGTTTTAAAAGTTTTAATGGTGTTCATTTTCAAGATATGCGACATGTGATTCCAATTGAAGAAATGAAACGAGTGTCTTCCTATTTATCGAGAATTTGTGGACGAAATCATGACGAAGATCCTAACTTGTTGATGACAAATAAAACTCGATTTTTTCCTACAAGGTTTAACGACTATAAAAATAATTTTTGGCACCCACACACTGACACTGGCTATACAGCACTCATATATTTTAATAAAAATGACAGTGAATGTGGAACCAATTTATATAGAAATACTAGTCCTGATACAGAGAATAACGTTGGTGAACACGTCGTCCCATGGAGGTCGAAATCGAAATGGAAAATTATAAAAACATTGAAACCAAAGTTTAATAGATGCGTTCTGTTTGATGGAGATTTTTTTCCTCATGGAATGCATATACCAAATGACAAGTATTTCAAAGATGAATACAGACTAAATCAGGTTGTTTTCTTTCAATAATAATTTATCGCCCCTTACCCATTTTACCCAATTTACCACCCATACCACCCGCTGCTTTCTGACCCGCTGGGGACATCATAAACGCGGCTCCCGCGGCGATGATTACACACACGACACACCCACTGATCATTGAAGGCATCATCGCACCCCCTAGGGCGCTACCAACACCAGAACCAACACCTTCAGCGGCGTCGCCAACACCCGCACCAACACCACCGATGGAACCGTCGGCGCCCTTACCACCGACGGCAGTGCCTACACCTTCACCGATACCTTTTGCGGCTGTTGCGTAGGCTCCACCGATACCTTTTTGTTCCTGATCTGTCTTAGTCTTGATGTCCTGCTTGAGTTTCTGGACCATCTTGTTTTCAGCAATTGTTTCATTGATTTTGGAGCCAACCTGTTCGGATACAAACTTGATCTGTACATCCTGATCAATCGAACCACATTGCGCGTCACACGCGTCTTTGGTAGCTGCCATAAAGTCCTTGAACGACAATTTACCCTCCGCTAGTAGTTTTTCACCCATTTTAAGACCAGGTCCCTTACCACAGGGATCCACAATCAAGTTATTAATTTTAAGTGTTTGACCAACCGCAATTTTAGTGGCGAGTTTATTGATAGTTTCATTTGTGATATTTTTAGTCAAATCGTTCGTGATACTGTTTTTAATCTTCGTACTTTGGTCTGACTGACTTCCGCCACCAAGTCCCAAGAAGCCTGTCGACTGTTTGAGTTCATCATCAATTTTATTATCCAGATCACTCATGATATTATCAACGAGGTTTGCAGAATCTTTACCTTCGAATTTAGCCATAACCTTCACATCAAGGTTTGCGATTTGTTTTATTTGAGGTTTTTTACATATGAATGTCGCTCCGTTAATGTCGATCTGCTGTTTGGATATAATACTTGACGCAGAAACATTTTCAGTTCGGTTCAGGACATTGAATGTTGTTTTATTCACAACTGTGTTTTCGACGGAAGTCTCCTTTTTAGATTTATTTTTACCAAAAAGTCCGAGTACCATTTGTTATTCCCTGAGAAAAAAATATACACTAAATTATAATGAAGAACCTCAATCAGAATGTTTTAATCGTCGCTGTCATCCTCGTATGTGTATGGGTGGTTATGAAATTTATGCAGGGTCGTAAACTCAGAGAAAATTACGAAATGAGTAAGGTGGATTTACTCGCCTATGTCGAAGACGAAAAGTTGGTCCCCCTCGAAGTAATGACTCGAACTCAAAATCTCACAGACAATGAAGATTTTATCCAGGATGCCTACACTCTAGCGGCCGCGGGTAAACGCGCGGAGCTTGTGGAACTTATCAAGAGACTCTAATTAATTTCCAGTTCTATACTATAATGAATAACTATCTGATTGTTGTACTGGCAATTCTTGTCATCCTGGTGGGTATGAAGCGTGTGGAAGGGATGAAGGAGGAAGAGAAGAAGAAAAAGATTGTGTCGTTGAAAAAGTTTTTGTAAATCCCCTTTATATTTAAAATGTCAGCTCAATGTAAATCATGAAGCGATTTCCACTTATTTTAGCTCTACTTGCGCTCGTCCTGTGGGTCTATTTTAACAATCGTCAGGTTGAAATGTATAATCCAGAACTGGAGAAATTACTTGGATACATTATGGGTGACGATTTCAAACCAAAAAAGTTTAAAGAGATGATGTCTGAAATGACTGATGATAAAGAGAGTATTTTGATTGCCTATACACTCGCTAAGCAGGGTCAATATGATGAACTAGTCTTTTTCGTTGAAGATTTTTTTGGAGCACCAAAGATACCAACAACGAGTGTGTCGGATTATAAGAAGAGTAGCTAAAACTAATTGTCAAAGATATAAATATGTAAGTCATTTTATTATTTAAAAAATTAAATGTAAATAATAAAATGGAGTTTAGTGTTTGGGGATTTCCCGTTTTTAAATACAAGTTTGAGAATCCTGATAAAGCACTCGAAGAGATTCTAAAAAATGCAACTGACGAGACGCTCGATGAAATGAGTGAAGATTGGAATGCAAAGTGTAAATCAACTGCTGCTACACAGAATGATGTGACCCTAATACACATTCGTGAAGAATTGGAAAAATGTCTTGAAAGTTTTTCGAAGGATGTTAACATCCCAAAGGAGAATATGACTTTTAAGGGGTGTTCTAATGTAATGTGTAAGAGTGAGGATTGTGTAGATTACTGGATTAATGTATACAAAAAAGGTGACCATCAGGATATACATAATCACATGAACCCAGAAGATGAAAAGACACCACTCTTTAGTTTTACATACTTTGCAAAATATGATCCCGAGAAGGATGCAAAGTTTTATTTTCATAATCCATCACCGGCACCACATATGTACGAAGAGTTTTCAGAATGTAGACCAGAATTTAAACCCAGGGTAGAACTCGATATTTCTCAAGGTGAAGTAATTTTCTTCCCACCATTCCTATTACATAGTGTCGATGAACAAACTTCAGATGATCCACGTGTGACGGTTGCCGGAAATGTTTACCGATAATTCATTTCACCAGTCGTTTCATCATACTCTGATTCTGTAAAAATGTCCTGAACTATGAATGTGTTTTTCGTTTTTGGTAAGATATATTGTTCAAAAACGATACTCAAACGATGTGTACTTTCATCACTATACATTTTATGAACACCATGATACATATCACCTCTGAACCGCACATACTTTCCAACCTTTGGTTTGACTTGTGCGTACATTTTGTCGCAATTGTATTTTTTTAGAAAAAGTTCACCATCTTTGAAGGTTTCGGGTGTTTGTAAGTATACTACAGATGTACATAGAGGCATGTAATACTTCCCAAAGTAGTCAGTTTCTTCTAAAGTTCCATCATAGTGACCACCAACTGAAATCTCTTTATCAGATTTATCATTACATTGTGGAACGACCATGACATTACACACATATGAATTCGTTTTCGGTTCTCTGATCTTTTTAAAGATGTCATATATACATTTTAGATCATGACCAGTGAATTTCATTTCCAGATCACGAGCTTCATCAAAGTACACAGAAAACCCCTGTCCTTCTACCATTGAGGGGTGTTCCAGGAGGTGTGTACTCATATCTTTACAAGTTTGTATAGATTCAAAGTTTTCTTTTTCGATTAGAAATGAATATCCAAATGGATGAACTTTATGATGTTCCTGGCGTATGAACCGATACAGAAGTACCAAGAGTACCAAAATGATGAGATACATACTTTAATCGAAGAAATAAGATAACAGAAATCTTTCCCCACCTGTTACGGGAGTAATTCCATGAAATAGTTTACCACCTTTGAACATTACCATGTCCCCTTGTTCATACTTCATCACAGGTAATTGCGTTCCATCCATATATTTTCCACGCTCACTATTTTCCATAAAGTCAAGACCATCTTTATCGAATTTTATAGATGTTTTTTCGTCGAAAACATAAAAGTTACCACCCTCAAAATCCTTCGTCTCAGACAATAAGACACTCATAGTAACTGTAGCATCATCGAAGTGGATGGGAACACCCGAACGATCTTCAGGTTTGTATCTTCTCAGGAAGATATACCCGAGTTTAAGGTGGTCATGATTTGGTAAATGTTTCCGGTATAGATCCATACACAAATCGTAGAGTTCTTTATTCTTGACTTCGTTCTCTGTAAATATATCAATTTGATGTTCAGGCTGGTTATCAATGGTGTCTAATTTATCGTTGACATATGGATACTTATTCGCAACTTCTATGACATGCTTACATTCCTGTTTCGAGAATACCTTTTTCTGAATGACTTCACGTCGTTTTACTTTTAGTATTACCCAAATTACCAATAAAGCTAAAAGTACATAGAGTACCAACATCTAATATGTGCCCAGAAAAAATATTTGTGTAATTTAAGATGAATGTATATGCATCAGGCTGGTATGAAACAGCAGGGAATCGTAACTTTGATCATAACGGGGGAGACTGTGTCGGTGGTCGGCACAAGGGGCAAAATGGCGACACATACGCGGTTCGACGTCATAAGGGGAGTCGGAGAAGAAAAAGGTATCATTGTGTAAATCTGAAAATGGGATCAAATGGTCAATTTCAAAGAAGTGGTCATACCCCCAACACAAACGATTATATCAAGTGGGGATCCGGTAACCAAGGACATCACCCATGTAAAAATATAGGAGAGTCGTACACATATCGCAACAATAATGCATTCCCGGGGGCTCACTTTGGGTTTAAGTGTTCTGTACCAGCTAATAAAATTCATTCATTAATAAATGGAAACAGTTCACATGTTAATTCTGCGGGTGCGCATAACAGTGCTGGTACGAACAAGACTATGAAAGAACAACTCTTGTTTGGTGCCACGATGAGAGGTGGGCAACAAACAGGAACAGGGTACTGTCTGAAAAAGGAACACCTCGCCGTAAAATTCGGAAACCAAACATGTTTTCAGCTAATAGCTGCTAAAATAAACCAAGCGAAGGCTGATCAATTGGCTCGTGATTACTGTAAAACCGGGAATGGGCGAAAGGATCCGAAGTGTAAATGTTTAAACGTCGCTGGATCGACATTCATTCGTGATTGTAGAGCGAATCCAAGTTGGGCGGGGTGTAATGAAATCATGCCAAGAGTTACTGGTTTGCAAAAACTATTGAAAGGTTCAAACCTCCAAGAGGCTGATTTCGGTAATGCCGACTGTATCGTACCAGGTATATGTAGCGGTGGTGTATATAGACCCCTGAGTGGTGTACCCTCTTGTGCAAAGAAGATGGAAGTATGTAACCAAGTAATGAACCAAAAGAATGTAAAAGCATACGGAGATTTGAAGGCGATTCAATCGTGTAATTTTACGGGATCGAATAGTTTAGCAAATGTACAGAATAAGAGGGATGCCGCCGCCGCCGCTAAGAAGGCCGCCGCTGCCGCTGCTGTTAAGAAGAAGAGGGACGATGCTGCTGCAGCAGCTAAGAGGAAGAGGGACGCTGCCGCCACTGCAGCAGCTAACAAGAAGAAGGCCGCCGCCGCCGCCGCCGCTGCTGCCGCTGCCGCTAAGAAGGCTGGTGCTACCCAAGCTCAAGCCGCTGCTGCTGCCGCTGCTGCTAAGAAGAAGGCCGCTGCTGCCGCTGCTACCGCTGCTGCTAAGAAGGCTGGTGCTACCCCAGCTCAAGCCGCTGCTGCTGGTGCCGCTGCCGCTGCTGGTGCCGCTCCTGCTGCTGGTGCCGCTCCTGCTGCTGGTGCCGCTCCTGCTGCTGGGGTTGGTTTAGCTAAACCAGGGGGTGTGGGTATGGGTCAAAATGCCAAGATCGGTGTGGGTGTTGGTATTTTGTTGTTGTCGTGTTGTTGTTTGATGATGATGATGATGATGATGGGTGGTGGTGGTGGTGGTGGTGGTGGTGGTGGTCGCCGTCGCCGTTAAATAAAATGTCGAGTTAAAGTATAATGAAGACTAGATCTAGAACTATTATCATAGCGGTAGCTGTACTCGTCGCTCTTTTCCTACTCATCAGGATGCGAGAATCTTATGAAGGTGATGCGGAACCAGCCCCTGAGAAGGAGGAGGACGTAGAAGAAGATCTCGAAACAAAGAAAATGATAGAGGAAAAGGGTATAACTCAAGAAGATCTGGATAATTTAATGAGTATTATTGGATGAACTTAAAGACTAAATAAAAATTTAGGGTATGTGGTGTTGGTGGTGTTGCCATAGTTTTGATGGAACACCATTAAAGATGCCCTATAGACATGATGAAAAAAGAAACACATTTCATACATCTGGTAACTTTTGTTCATGGAGCTGTATGAAATCGTATGCGATAGAAAAATATGGATTGAGTCGTGGAGGTCTCATATGTGGAAACATTGTGATGATGCGGAAAAAGATGTATAATCAGATAGGTCCCATAAAGGCTGCACCGTGGAGATTTAGTCTCGATGTATTTGGTGGGGATCTTACAATCGAGGAGTTTAGAAAAAATAACACAGTTGATAAGGCTGTACCAGATAAGGTGAATACACAACCGTTTGTTGATAATCTGATACCCCTTGTTTCAAACATTAAGAAGATGAATGAAATAAAGAATGCAGCTTTGAATAACAGTGCACTAAAACTAAAGCGAACGAAACCGCTGAAACGAAGTCACAACAACTTAGAATCAGCTTTGGGTTTAATTATTACACCCAAATCCTAGGTTCCTTTTTTGTTTGGCGGTTGGTATTGAAGGTGGTAAATATATAGATTTTTTACTGTGAACCCATTGTTCACCGTCGTGGGCTGCCCAGCATATACCCAGCCTCTCCATAGCTTTCCTACATAGGACACAAGGTAGTGACACTGCATCTCCGTGAACGGTTTTGCGTTCGATCACCATTTCACCATGTTTCCTGTGGAGCCATTCCGTAAACTGGTGGGGCTTATACCCCTTTTTCAGACACTCTCTATATAGGCGCTTGATGAGTTGTCTTTCTGCACACATATGATTATTGCTGATGACGGCAGGTCCCTTTGACATGTAACTCGTCACCTGACAGTATTTCATGGGTGGCAATTTAAGCACATTTTTCCATCGTATACAAAATCACACTTTGTACACTCACTTAGGATGGTAATATTCCGTTTAGGGGTAAGTCCTTTAGCGAATCGTTCGAGTTCCTTTACTGTATAGATTCCGTAACGAACCATAACCTCGAGCGATGGGAATCGCATTCTATTTTACTTACTTGGTAAAACCTTAAGCGAGACAAGGGAGGCAACTTTTCTTAAGTTTGAGCATCGCGGCGAAGCTGTCGACCATGGGTGGGACTAGGGCTTTGAGGATGATTTCGAATTCACTGTCCTTTTCACCTTCATCAATCTGTTCGATTAGGTGATTCAAGACACCGATGACCAACTTCTTCTTCTGGGGACCTGGGAGTTTCTTGAACTTTTGAGACTCCATCATGAGGCGACCCAAGATTGGGGGGACGTCCTCCTTGGTGAGACCGTCGTCGATGTACTCACTCTTGAGTTCCTCCACAGTCTTGACGAGGCTTTGCGCGTCTATCTTTCCAGCAAACTTTTGTAATATGAGATCCATTTATAATATATATATATTATAAATGATGGAACTAAACGACATCATCGCGAGTATCGCATTTGGGTTGGGGTTTGTTCTGATGTACAAAGATTTGGAAAACTCAGATAAGGTTGATGTGGAAAAAAAGAATGTTATACTTTTAGGACTTATATCGAGTCTTCTCTGGTTTGTGCACCAATACAGGAGGTATGGTCTAAACATGACGGCAATGTATACCTTATTGGGAATGATTGTCCAGTTGTTCGTGTTAAACAGGATCTTACTTAAGGAGAAGCCGCGTCGATGATTCAGTAATGAGTTCTATTATTTGTGCACCTGTAAAGTGTTCGTATTACAAGCGTTATCAGGCTAAGCTGGCTAAGCGTAGTACGCGTTCTTCCTATAAGGTTCGTTCATCGAGTGAGCCTTCAGGTGAGCCTTCGGTTGAGCCTTCGGTCGAGCCTTCGGTCGAGCCTTCTATCGAGCCATATCAACCACAGACTCGATTCGCTGAGGTTCTCAATGGTCGCGCTGCTATGCAAGGTGTTCTATGGGGTTCTCTAAACTGGATGATGACAGGTGAAAATGTCATTCAGCAGGTTGAGGATCCTGCGTATGCTATCGCTGCGACTGGTGTTGTTACTACATTGGCACTCGCGTCTCTGTTCACAGCCGAAAACTTCAGCACCGATAAAATTGGAGCATTCACACCTGATGCTGAGCTCAAGAATGGTAGATTAGCTATGCTCGGGTTTATCGCCTTGTTGGGGTTGAGTGCCATGTAACCTAAAAATTCTATCATTTTAACCTTCTCTTCCATCGAAAATGTCCCTGCCCTACGCACCACGTAGGACAAGAACATCATAAGGATATACACGTTTATCACAATAGGCTTCATGCCGTCTTACTCTTTTTCACGAATAAAAATACGGAAACGAGCAGCACACACGCGAAGGAAGCCACATTGACACCACTGTAGATGAGCTTAGACTTTTCCTTTTTAGCACTCGCACACTTGCGAGCCCAGTTTAGGGCAGCTGAGCTACCAATAAGACCCATTATGGCATAAAGAAGTGTGAAAGCACCGAGTTTTTTGGAACCTGCAACCTTGGTGACGAAGAGGGTGAATGGGATTGTGATGGCAATCGCTAGGGTTGCGATGAGCCATTTATTGAGATTCTCCTGCACCGTTTTACCTTTCATCTCATCACATTTAGAGTACATGTCGATGCCTAGGGAGGCGATCACCATGTAGAAGAAACCGAGGAAGAGGATAATACCAATCGTTCCCCAGTTGATATCCATTTCTACCTTTTTACCAGCAGTTTTGGCGGCACTCTGGTAGGTGGCGGATCCTTGGACAGCTGTACCGGCGCGTCCCGCAGCTCCGTACATCGAAGTACCCATCTGTCCACCCATAGCGCGCATGGCACCAAAGCGAGACATTGTATTATTATATTACTTAGAGAAAATATTGACTTCTCCTGTATATGAAAATACCTAAGGTTCTCTTCGTGAAACACTGTCCTAATCTCTCCCCCGAGAGGAAGGTATTTTTGTTAGAACATCTTAAAGAGCGTGTTCCTATCGAAGATATTCGGTGGTTTGAGGACTACAATCATGACCACCCCTTTGTAGAATGGGTTAATAAAAAGTTGAAACTTCCGTACGGAGTGAAACTCACGAGTAATCTAGTCAAGACATTATTCATGTTTAAACAGATGATAGATGAACGGATTGAATCTGCTCTTTTCATTGACGATGATGTCGTATTTCATAAGGATTGGGTGGAGATACTTGAAAGCATTCCTGATGAAGTTGAAAAGAATGGTTTCATAAATCTGGGGACTTCACATTTCTACAATCTCAAACCAGAAAAGGGTAACGTGTACAGTCTACCTAACAATGGTGGCTGTGAAGGTTCTTGGTTTTCACTCGAGTGTGTCATCACCTTCATGAGTAACCTTAATATCGATCAAGCCATAGATATAATTTGGCATGGTTTCATGATGGCACAAGGTAAACCTATTTTGAATATCCCTATATGTCATCAGACTTCACAGATTGAACAATTCACCACATTGGATCATGATACGAGAAAGACTGGAAATTGGTTTGAATACGTAAAAAAGTATAAGACTTTACCGAAAGTCAATTTCAATACACTTCTTAAAGAATTTGAAGTGTTCAAGGAGAGAAAGAAAAGGGTGGATGAAAAGTTTTATGAATTGTACGGTAAGAAGGTCGACATCAAGAACATAAATTACATCGTTGATGACGACCAAGAATATCATTTGAATATTTTAGAATTTTAATTGAACACGAAATGAATGTTAGACCTCCCATAAGCACCTGCACTGTACCCAAATGTGGAGAGGTCTGTGAGATCTTGATTCCCTGCCGTAATGTAGAGTTCTTTGCATTTGGATAATAGAAACCAGTCAAGGTATGCACCGTATCGCTCTTCTTTGGTTATCCCAACATTTTTCAAAACTTTACAATCATATGTAAGAGTAAGTTTGTTGTCTAGGGTTACAATTTTGTCTGGAAATCTTTTCTTAAACATCTCCTTCACACCTTGACTATCACTTGCCAAAAAGAACTTCGCATCAGTGTTTTCAACAACTTCAATAAATTTGTTTAATGCACTATCCTTAGCGAAATAAGCTGGTTTAATTTCACCATTTTCATCTACACCGTGACACCCCATAGATGCTGAATCATCTGAGCATGCACCTCGTCGAATATGAATACCATGAATGAGACCATGGTCATGGACCTCGATGAGTTTCTGGAGTTCTACATTGGGTTTAATCACATCTTTGAGATTTGAATGTACCTGATGATAATAGGTTGGATTAATAGCGATGCGTGGTTCAAAAGGTGTATCATCTGGGTCATCTGTAATTTCAAACCCTGAAAAGTCAACACCTCTATCAAAATCACACAGGCTTTTATATACACGGGGTGTAGGACTTCTATATACTAGATCGGATATACATAGAGCGACATTACCCCAACCAACGGATTCTGGTGGGTAATATGTCATTATATGTATATGAACGATTTTATCTTTAAATATTCAGAAATTGTTTTAGGTCTTCCCTCGTCTTCTTTTGTGACCACCCAAGGGACTTTAATTTTTTAGCGCATATATGATATCTTTGGTCATTAAATGGGCGATCATCGATATATGTAATCCATTTATCATAGTCTGTTGTTCCATGAATTGTTTCTATGATAAGTTGGGTTACTTCCATCACACTGAGTTCGTCGTCTGAAGCGATGTTATAGATATCTCCAGATGTTCCTTTCTTCCACACGATATCCACTGCATCTACAACATCTTCAACATGCATGAATGCGCGTTTAACTGAAGCTGATCGTGTACCATGAATCGTACATTTCTTACCATCCTTTAAGAGTCGTTTAAACTTTGGGATCAATTTTTCGGGGTACTGATTCAGTCCATATACATTGTTACATCGAATGACCTTAATATCCATACCAAAAGATTCGATATAAGATCGGATAATCATCTCCGCACCAGCTTTTGAGGCGGAGTAAGGATTCGTAGGTTTGAGAACACCCTCTATCTCTGTGAATGGTTCATCGGTCAAAGATTCTCCATAGACTTCATCGGTGCTGAAATGTATAAATTGTGTATTTGGTATATATTTTCTACATGATTCGATCAAAACATGGGTACCATATGTATTATCCATAGTAAAACTGATGGGATCGATAAACGAATTATCTACATGACTTTGTGCTGCAAAATGAAACACATAGTCAAATTTATGGGATTGTATAACCTTTTCAATAAATTTCACATCACATAAATTACCATGAAACAACTTGGCTGCGCCTTGATCTACATTTTCTACATTCGAACAATAATCAAGTTTGTCAATATTTATAAAAGTGATGTCGGGGTACCTCTTATGCATCACATTTATGAAATTGGATGCGATAAACCCACACCCCCCTGTGACTAATGCATTAGGCATTTACTTTAGTATCGGCAAATGTTTTAAGTAGATTACACACACGATCAACATCTTCCAGATTCATACCATGATGGGCTCCGAGGAGGAATCCATTCTTCATGATGGTATCTGCATTTTCGAAATCATCTAGATACTCTCTAAACGCTGGGTGTCGTGTGATATTCCCTGCAAATGTCACTCGCGTTTGGACATCATTCGCTTCCATAAACTTCACAAGCTCGAGGCGATCTGGGCACTGGAGGGGGATGGCGAGCCAGTTCGGTAACTGTGAATCATCTGGGAGTGTGTAGTATGAACAATCCTTAAGATTCTCGAGGTACCTCTTAATGTTCTGTCGCCTTGTCTGTAAGAAACCTCCGAGCTTATCGAGTTGCACAAGACCAAATGCGGCATTCATTTCACAAGCCTTGAGATGGTAGCCGGCGACACCGTATAGGAACTTCCAGTCATATGGGATTCCATCGACTGAGTGGTTGAACCGCTCACTCGGTTCTTCGATGTTATCACCGATGCGTCCCCAATCCCTAAACATCAGAGCTCTCTTGAGGTGTCCATCATCATTAAACATCACCATTCCACCTAAACCACCAGCGGTGATAACATGACTCGCGTAGAAGCTCGTTGTGCTGATATCCGTACAAGGTGTGTGTGTGATCGTATCCGCAGAATCTTCAAATAGAATGAGATCTGGGAACGCCTTACGAATAGCTTCCCAGTCAGGGATATTACCAATAAGGTTTGGGATGATAAGACACTTAGTCTCTGGGGTGACAACTTTCCTCAACTGTTCAACTGTGGGAACATAAGAATCAACTCCTACATCACAGAATACAGGTTTGAGACCGAGTTGCATAAGTGGGGCGACCGTTGTAGCAAAACCACACGCTGGTGTGACAACTTCAGAACCTTTGGGGAGGTCGAGAGCGCAGAGACCTAGAAGGATCGCGCTACTCCCAGAGTTTACAAAGAGCCCCGTCTTTTTACCAAATAGATCCGCGACCCTCTTTTCAAACTCGATCGTGCGATCACCGAAACCAGCGAGCCAACCGTCGCGTAGACAGGCTTCTACCGCCTTAATTTCTTCTTCTCCATAGGATTCAAACTTATTAGGGGCGTACCAAACCTTCTTGGTCATTATGATAGTAGTTATGCTAATTTCTTTAAGGTTATAACACTATCAACTTCTATAAACTTTTTGAGTTGGGTTGTGTCGAGGCAACATGTACCTCTATTGGTTTTTTCTGAACTTACGGTATGCTCTATATTTTCCTTACGCAACAGATCGGGAAGTGAGATAACGTCATCGTTTACAAAGTTTAAAATACCGGTTACCTTTTGATGTAAGAGTTGTGGTAACTTTGGAAGAAGTGAAGGTAGTACACTGACTGTAACTTTTGTATCATGAATATTAGCTCTCCGACTTTTGAGTTTTTCTACGAAGCATCTATGATCTCCATCACCTGTAATTGGGTACAAAACCCGTAGATACAATACATCTTGGGTGTAGGTACTTCGTATGATATCTTCTAGAACCACTCTTGCCCGAGAGTAAAAAGTTCCCTTAAATGTGGGTTCGTCTTCCTCGGTAAAGAGTTTATTACCATTATACACCGCACCAGAACCTATAATAGTTAGATGTATACCAAGTTCTTTGCAGAGGTGTATGAGTTGTAACTGACAGGTTACATTTGTAAAGATTGTTTCCGCTTTATGACTTTCACACCAGTCTATTGTAGGTTTACCAGATATACCTGCAGCCGATATAACATTTTTTGGTTTTAGAATGTTAAGATATTTCTTTAATTCATCTAGATGTTCTAACCGTGTATTAAGTCCCATACTATTTGGGATATGCTTTAGTAAATGTTTACCGATGTATCCATTTGGTCCGAGGATGACTGTGTCAATCTTCTTAAATGTTTCATTGGATAAATCTTTTTTCGATATGATTGCATTTTCAGATTCTCGGGGCCATTGGATATTTAGTATGGGATCATTCCAAATATAGTTTTTTTCGAGTGATGGTTCATATGTGTTCCCCAAAAAGTACAGTACTTCACTTTCTTCGTAACAAAAATACCCATGTGCACAATTCGCTTCTATGAGAAGTGAGTCCCCACTCTTTAGGATATATGCATCATAGGAACCATCGGGTTGTACAACTACATCGAAAATCTTACCACGGTTTACGGTTATAAATTTAGGGTACGGACTACAATGTAACCCTCGTAAGACGTGTGTATGATTGATACTCGAGAAACATTGTTTTATTTCAAATGGTGGTTTATCTATGTTAAATATGATTTCACCCCTATCGTCAGTGAATGTTCTCATTAAACTTAAAGTTTAAATAGTCTTTAAGTTATATGGAGGTTTTACAAAAAAACCGTTTAACAGAATTTGAAAATTCTGACAATACTACATATTTTGGAGATTGGGTAAATAATATAGATGTGTATAAAAATCTATTCTCGTGTGGAAAACCCTATAAGAATGTAATCATACCAAACTTCTTGAATACTGATGTTATAGAACAAATTACAAGGGACTTTCCATGTGATTTTGAAAATAATAAAGATTGGTTTTATTACAACAATCCATTGGAAGTTAAATATCTAAATTCAAATGTTGAAAATTATCCTACATCATTAAAAGATGTATATTACGCACTATCGACTAAACAAATTGTGAACTTGTTTTCAGAAATAACGGCTATAGATGAGTTGGAATATGACCCAACTTTATACGGTAGTTCCATACATGCACATGGTAGAAATGGTAGGTTACATTTACATTTAGATTATGAAAAACACCCTAAATTAGAAAACAAGGAGAGACGTTTAAATATGATTTTATATCTAAACAAGGAATGGAAACATGAATGGAATGGTCAAACTGAATTATGGGATGAAGAGGTAACTGAATGTGTAACCAAGCACCATGTTACATACAATTCGGCACTATTATTTCAAACAAATAATTTATCTTGGCATGGTGTACCTGAAAAAATTAAATGTCCGGTAAATGAATTCAGAAAAACGATGGCATACTATTATATTTCTCCTCTCACATCTCAAGCAAATCCAAATAAATATGGAGTTGATTCAAATGGGTATAGAACAAAGGCATCTTTCATTAAACGACCGCAGGATCCTGTCATACCACAATTAGACAAATTGTATGATATTAGACCACAACGAAGAATTACTAAGGATGATATCGACTCCATATGGCCGACATGGAATAATGAACAGTATTAACTACGCTTCCATTCACCCTTATAATACTGAATCAGATTATTGCTGTGACCTCTGAACAAATTTGTCCATATATCACAGTTTGCAGAACTCGTTATGAGATAGTTACATTTAGACATAAGTTTCAATACAGCTAAGAAATTCTGAGCCCTATCTTCCGGATTTTCTTTGAATGTATTATCGATAAGACCATTTGGGTCATAAGGCATATGAAATATCTCATCTTTGCAATAGAATGCGTTATTTGGGAATGCTTCGAGTGCCTTGTCGATGAATTCAGTTTCATCACTTTGAATAAGGAAACGGATATTTGGATTTTCATCCATTATTTTTTTAGCTTGTTGAAGCTTTTCTTCATGTGTACAAATTTGTTGTTCTGTATGTTTGTCGTGACCACGATGAAATAATGCGCATGTAGTATCAAAATCGATTTCATATTTTTGAATCATAGTATCAATCTTAGATTGAACCATTTTTGAAGGTGAAAAGTATTTCTCGATAAATGGATTAATTTTTTCAAAGTCTAGATCTTTGTAAAACCCTGATTGTTTGGTGTCGTGGTAATCGACGTCACCGTTATACTCTATATCCGTATCCACCTCATTATAGTGTTTGAAATACTGGAATGTGACATCTGTGTCATATTTTTTATACCACCGAAACTGTCCAGAGCTATCCACATACTTGGGTAGAGACTTATGTGTGTTAAAATAGTGTACAATGGAACCGAGGCGAACACTACAACAGGAAAAATAACCAGA